TACTAATGCACGATTTAATTCATCTTCGTAAATCATTTTTAATTGTGGAACTAGTTCTGGTTTTTCTTTTAACGCTAAATAATAAGATAAACCTGATACCATGCACGGTACAAAACGATAAGGGACATCACTAACGTTTGTGTAGTCACCTGCATCTTCTATTCTTTTTACATAATATAAATGAACTTCTGATGCAGCGGCTGTAGCATCTGGTGTTGGATATACACTTACAGTCACACGATCAATAAAACGTTGCACGTAATATTGCGTTGGTTGACTTTTAGTTAGTTTGTTAGATAGCGCAGAATATGTTGATCTGTCTATTTTTGTCAATGCTACATCTGTTTGTGATGTAGTCCCTCTGCTTGTTCTATATGTTGCCTCAAGTACATCGTCCATACCAAAAATTGTAGAGTCTGTTTGTACTGTTGTTGCCTGTGCTCTGTTAGTGTCAGCTGTATCGTCTGCCGCACTTCTAAAGAAATGATATTCAGCTTGTCCTTCAACAAGATTTATGTTTGTTGATTTTAATTCCCAATAATGCAAACCTCTATTGCCCCATTCTTGAAACATTATGTTTAAAGAACGTCTAGCAGATTTTAATCTGTATCCATTAAGATCTTGAACACCTAATCTTTCGTAAGCTTCCTCCATTACCTCATCAATATAGAAGGTCTTATCGAACGTTGCTGTTCCTGAAGTAGTGTTTGGCATATGCTACTCCCTATTAATAAGTTTTAATCCACTCGCATGTAATAGTTGCGCTATCATTAGCTGTGCAAGCAGGCATTACAAATACAACATCTCCAGTAAAGTTTGTAGCTTGGTTATTTTTAATACCACCTATAGAGCTATAATCTAAATGCCCGTCTCCCTCTACTGTTAAAAAAGTTGCATCAGTGTCTGCGTCCCACATTAATTTAACAGCATCTACTTTTGCTGTCATAGAAACGCTGTACCATATTTTATTTAAAGTAACAGTTGCTGGTGTTGATCCATCTGGTTTTGCTGTTAAAGCTGAAACATCGACAATCTTTGTAGTTCCACCTGTGCTGTCAGATACATTGTTGTAATGAGTTATAAGTTTTTTATCACCCTCAAAAAGTGTTTGATTTAATACTACGTCTGCCATTTTGTTGTCCTCCTACTAAAGAGTAGGGACCATTACGTCCCTACTCAGAGTTTTAATTATTACTGATCTGCAAATGCAGGTACAGTTGTTGATGTTACACTACCAAAAATTTGATAATTAGTTGTGTCTTTTCCAATAATAGTAATGTCAAATGCTTGTGGTACATTTACTTGAATACTACTGTTTGAGTTACCATCAGAAAAAACAGAACTTATTGCATTACCATCTTGGTCATGAAAAGTTAGTCCACCAACGTAAAAATTTGAGTTTCCTGGAGTAACGATGATCGCATCAGTAGCGTCAGCTGCTCCTCCCGCATAAACAAATCTAAATACAGATCCAGCCACTGGTGCTGGAAGTGTGTACGTATTGTCTTGACCCCCGTCTGGAACTAATAGAACTCTTCCGCTGTGTGTTGCGTTTGTAAGAGTTACATCTCCATCAGAAAGACTTACTGGTCCATCACCTAAAGTTGTTATTTCAGTAATTGCTCCTGTAGTTGCATTTTTACTAACAGTTTTTACTGTGCTTTCAGATCTTAAAGGACCTGAGAAAGTTGAATTTGCCATAATTGGTCTCCTTTTCCGCCAACACAGTCTGAGACATTGTCTACTGCATGAGTCTATGTTGACTGTTTTATATATGCAGTGCGTCGATTATACGCTTTTAGTATGGTGATTGCAAATAAAAAGGGGCCCGAAGGCCCCTTTAAATTGGTTCTTTGACTTAATTATTAAGCACCTGGTGAACCAAAAATACCACGCCAGTCAGAGAAGCCGAAGCTGTATCTTTCTCTAGCTTTGTATCTTACGTTACCAGTTTCAAAATCGCCTTCCATAGCTGTCTTAATAGCTGCTCTGTTGAACATTTTAAGACCGTTAGGAACATCGGTTTTGATAAAGAATGCGTCGTCGTCAGTTAGGTAGTTGTTCACTACATAACCTTGAGGAATCATTCCTTTTGATGCGATAGCGTTTAAGTCGTTATCAGAAGTACCAACTCTTGCTGGTGATTTCATGATTCTTTCAGCTGTAAATTGTAGAGCAGAAGGAATAATCATTTTTACTCCTCTTGCAGCAATTTTTAAGCCTCTTTCATCAGTGAAAGCAGCAATGTCGATTAGAGCTTGTTCTATAGAAGTTTCTGACAAGTCAGAAGCTGTAGATAGCTCGTTTCTCTGATCCCCAGATAGTGAAGGGTGGTCGTCAGCCATTAAAGCCTTACCGTCTCCACCAGGGTGATTCGTTGAATCAAAGCCGTTATTTAAAATATTAGCGCCTTTGATTTGCTTCGTATTAGCCATAGATCTTGCTAACGCTTTTGTGTAACGTTTTGCAATACTATCATACAAATTGTCTTCTACTGCTTCCTCTGTGATTGCGAAAGCAAGAGCAATTGTTTCATGAGTGTAACGAGATGTGAAAGACTCGTTTGCAGTGTCAAAAGATACTGCAGCACCCTCAGCTTTTACTGAAGCGTTTCCGAAACCAGAAAGCATCACTTCTTCTTCAAAAGCTCTGTCAGAGTTTTCGACGTCGAAGATTTCGCTATGCTGATTTTCGTAGTTTTTGTACTCAAGTCCAAATAATGCATTCAGACCTGGCTCTAGCTCTTTAGCGAGCTGTTGTCTTGATATAGCCATATAATTATCCTCCTGCTATTATAGTTCTTTTTTGAACTGGTGCTCGTTGAAGATCACAACATAATTCATGTGTCCTTCTCCTGTGCTGCCCAGTGTGCTGTTTTCAGGGTCTGTTGAAAAAGCAACTATTTTCAAAGCACCATCAGTAGCTGCTAGATCAGACATGTCTAATTCACATGCTGATATACCGTTAGCTACTTCTGTTCCTTGGTTTACATAGTTTGCTACTTCGTGTCTGTCTGTAACATCACTGTTAGTTCCAGAATCACCCTGTATTTCGTATTTCATATACGGATCATCAAAAACAAAAGCTCTAATAGAACCTCTTGTTATGTTGGTCTGCGTATATTTGTTTGCAAATTTTGGTTTTCCCGTTGCAGGGTCAACGTCAATTAGAACACCATTTAAAACACCAATATCAGCTTCATTGTTATCACCGATGTCGATGAAACCAGTGTTACTGTTTTGTTGTTTTACAGGATCACCTTGAAACATAGATGAAGCTTCATCGTCTGCGATGAAGTATTCATTAGTCATAAGGTTTCCGGCTCCGCTTAACGTTCCTACAGGTTTTAAACCAAATGCGGCATTTTTATTTGCTGCCATAGTCGTATCCTCCTTAAAGGTTGTTATTTATTAGCGGTGGGTAGGAATTACTAAATAATTAGTCTTTCTTTGAACCACCAAAAGTTACACGAGTCTGCCTTTCTTGATTGATCGGCATACTTGGGTGCTGTTCCTTTAAGACATCGTTTTCTAAAGCTTCATTACGATCGGCTGTCTTCTGTTTGAAGTATGCCTCACGTTGCTTTGCGAGCTCTTCGGGTATCCTTGCCAGCACAAGGCCACCAACCCCAATCACTCCTGCGTATCGACCTTCGTCTACAGTTGGATAATTCATATCTGGATATTCATCTGATCTTACCAGTTCCCATCCAGATCTTATTTTACCGGACATGTTCTTTGTATCATCAAAGCCCATGCTTTCGGCGCGTATCCATCTGTGTCTGTAACCGTCTGGCGCAGGCGGTGCATCTAGTGATGATGGAGGAGTCCAAACTTTAGGTCTTTCTTCTTTGACTCTAGTTTGACTCACGCGGGAAGTTTTAACAGTTTTAATTTCTGTATCTTTTTTAGTCATATGCTTATACCTCCTTCGCGGCTAATTGTTTCGCATACTCTTCGAGTGGCACACCTAATCTTTTAGAAATTGCTACCTGTGAGGGTGTGAGCTTCACAGTT